GTTGAATATCACTAAATGGGAAGGACCAAAGCAAGGGCCGTGTTTTGCAGGTCCATATCATTTCTTAGGATTTGATTGGCCTATTGGGCAGAGTATGCCTGTGCCTCCGGTTGCACATTGGAGGGACGTACATGAATTAGCCAACCAGATTCTTAATAAGAACGCACGTAAAGCACTTAGACAAAAGACGGTGTTTGGGTTTCAGTCTGGTCACGACGAAGATGCTCGACGCCAACGAGAAGCCGGTGACGGGGATATGGTTCAAATGAACGACCCCAACTCCGTCAAGGTGTTTGAGAACCCAGGAATTGATCAGCAGCTAATGTCTTACGGGATGTCCTTAGATAACATTATGGACAAGATTGGTGGAAACCTTTCAGCTCTGGGTGGTTTAGGTCCACAGTCAGAAACCGTGGGTCAAGACCGAATGGCTTTAGGGCAAGCCAACACCCGAGTAGATGATATGCGTAACGAAACCTTTGAAGCGGTTTCCAGCGTATGCAAGAGTCTTTTGTATTACTGGTGGAACGACCCAGTGCAAGATTTTGAAGACGTAGTTCATGTGTCAGATTCTATTCAAATGCCTTTTAATATAGCCGCAGAATCACGGGGAGAGATTTGGCATGAGTTGAATTTCGACGTTCGACCGTACTCTATGCAGCACTCTACGCCTGAACAAAGGGCACAATTCGTATTGGAGTTAGTGAATAACCCCAATATGATGCAGATGTTACAGGAAAGCGGGAAGATGTTTGATATGGATAAAATCATATCACTTCTGTCAGAATACAATAACATTCCTGAGTTGATGGACGTAATCGTAAACCAAGACGGTCAACCTATGATGAGTCAAGGCTCGGTTGGACAGAAACCAGGGTCAAATATGCCGACAAACACCACGAGAACGTATGAAAGAGTAAGCAGGCCGGGAGCAACGGATCGTGGTCAAAATCAAATGATGCAGCAAATGCTAGCAGCCCAAGGTAACCAACAACCCCAGATGAATAGTGGCTCGCCTCAACCTTGAAAAACTACACAACATTACTGAGAAATACGGCGAAAAACTTTTATATGCACTACTGTCTGAAGAAGATGTAACGATTAATGCAGAGCCTTACAACGAAGGCTTAATGGAATTGTTTTTAGAGTTTCCTGAAAGCATGGATAAGCTACCAAGGTTATTTTTAAGCGACAAACTAACAACATTAGGATGGGATATCGGTGAGCGAGATTAACAAACACTATTTGTATAAAGACTCCGATGGTGTATTACGGTGGCATGACCACCCACAAACACAAGTAGTTGGGTCTGCTCCGGCAGAGTATTGGTCTCATAACCTTGGGGTAAACCCAAACCAAATACCAGAGCTTCGTTCACATCTAGAGAAACACGGTCTTGGCAGCACAGAAATACGTGGCGATGGTGCAGTTAAAGTCCGAAGCAATGGACACCGCAACAAGCTGCTAGCGTCGTCAGGTATGCACGACAAAGACGCTTGCTACAGACAAAGGGCCAAATAATGCCAGCTAATTCACCATATCCAGGCGAATCACAAGAACAGTTTGCTATGCGTCAAGGAGGCAACGACGAAGCAGGAATACGTCAAGCTATTGCACAGCGATTTCCTGATGCGTTGCCAGATAAACTAGACGAGGTGTTTCAAGCGTATCAAGCGTTTGCTGAAGGACAAGGCGGCCAACCAGACCTAGAACAGTTTTTTCAACAATACGAAGCTGCACCACAAGACGAAACTACTTCCCACCTACCTCAAGAGCTTCAGGAGCGAATTGCATTGGGTAGAGGACAACAAGGACCGCCTATGGGCGGGCAGTATTCTTAGGAGAAAAAGATGCCAGAGCTACCAGAGAACGTAGAGAACGCGATTCTCGACGCAGAACTTACACCGGATGAAAAACTTGTTGCGGAGGAACAAGCGCAAGAAAAGCTAGAGCCGGTTGTAGACATAAAGCCAGAGACCGCAGAGGAGCCACGGGACTTACCCCAAGAACCGCAGGTTGATCCGCAAAGCAACGGTAAACTACCAGAACATTTAGTAACCCGAGCCAAAGAGTTTAACTTTTCGGACAAAGAGCTTGAAGCGTTTGATTCTCCAGAACACTTGGAGTATTGGCTAAACAAGTTTGACAACGAAATGATTAATCGTTTTCAAGGTTACGAACAACAGTTTCAACAGCAGCCTCAAGAGCAAATGCCGCAGCAAGAGATGCCGCAGCAGCAAATGCCTGAAGAAGCACCTCCTGTTGATATGCCTGATCTAGAGTACGACGAGTACATGGACGAAAGCATTAAGGGCAACTTTGAAGCGTTGCAGGCTCAGGTTAAGAAACAGCAAGAACTGATTGATTACATGGCCTACCAAGGCTTTCAGTCAGAGCAACAAAATTCTATCTCTCAGTTTGAAGACCAAATTGCCAACCTGGGAGAAGATTTCCACCCCTTATTAGGTAAGTCAGTTGACGACCGAACCGCCCCTGATTCGCAATACGGCCAAAATGCGGAACGATTATGGGATGTGTACGGTCAACTCAGTCAATTGAGTCCTGATATGTCAGGTGATGATTTGTTTCGTCGCGCCGTTGGCGTGGCATTTCCAGAGTATCAAACTGAATTAGCCATGAAAAAACAACAGTCTGGCACTGCGAATCGTCTTCGTAGTGCGAGCGGTCAGTTCGTGGCCCGTCCTTCCAGACGGTCAGCACAGAGCGTAGTTCCTGGTGGAGAAGACCAAGAGTTCTACGAAATGTTTGACCAAATGGCACAGGAAAAGGGTTGGAATGTCGCTCCTAGAATGTCTGTTGATGAAATTTTTGGCGAATAACGGAGTAAGTTATGGCAGTTAATATCTTGTCCGATGCTGATATTGCAGACCTTATTAAAGGTACGCAACATCATCTCGGGAAAAACAAGTTTACTTCGCTGATGACTGACCTCCAGCACCACGAAGCTGCGTCTCGAATCATGACGAAAGACAAGATTGAGATTCAGGGTGGTGACCAGATTCAGCGTAATATCGCTGTTAAAAACAGTGATAATGCTCGTCAGGTTGGCATGTTCCAGACTGATGACGTTTCGATTCCAGACCTCTTGCAGCAGATTAAAGTGCCGTGGAAGCACACTGTTACCGAGTGGGCGTGGGAACGACGCGAAGCGTTGATTCAGGTAGGTCAAAACACAGTGTTGTCTACTTTGAAATTACGGCGAGCCGGTGCCTTAGTGTCACAGGCCGATCACATGGAAGCGCAGTTCTGGTCCAAGCCAGCGTCGAGTTCTAACGAACTGGATGTTTTTGGCGTTCCCTACTGGGTGGTGTCTGACACTACCACAGCAGCGGGTGCGTTCAATGGTGGAAACCCGAGCGGATTTTCGAGCGGTGCGGGTGGTTTAGACAGCGACACTTATACTCGCTGGAAGAACTACACGTTTAACTACTCCGCAATCACTGACCAGGACGCCCTGGCTAAGATGCGTCGTACTTACCGTAAGATTAATTTCAAAAGTCCAATTGACATTAACGATTACCGTCAAGGTAGTGGTAGTGCGAATCGGATTTACATGGATGAATCCACGCTTGATGATTACGAATCTTTGGTTCGTAAGCAGAATGACAACCTTGGTAATGATGCTGCGAAGTATCAAGACGAGACTGTCTTCAAGCGTACCCCTGTCGTATGGGCTCCGTACTTGGACGATAACTCGTCTGAAACGAATCCCATTTACTTCCTCAACTTCAACAATTTCCACCCGATTTTCTTGAAGGGCGATGTCCTTCGTGAAACCGAGCCAGAAAAAGCTCCTGGTCAGCATAATGTCTTCGTTGTATACGTTGACACGACCTGGAACCTTCTCTGTACGGATCGTCGGGCTCAGGCAATTGGTACTAAGGTATAAGGAGCTTAATCATGGCATTTACACCACTTGTACAGTACAAGGGTAAGAATGATGACCGTGGTCCCAGCCCTATTATCTGGGCTGACTTGCCACGGGATATTCAAGACCCCAACGTGGGGTTTGAGTTGCTTGACGATTTTACCAACTTTTCTCAGCACATCAGCGATCAAGATACGCAGCAGTACGCTTCGTATATTGACACCGGAGTAACTCTTAAGCAGTTGCCAGGTGTTGTTGGTGGGCAGGTTCAAGTTGCTGGAAACGACGCTGACAATGACGAGGGCGTTCTTAGCACCCACGGACCTTTGGTTCAGGTGTCTGATACCGCTGGTGACGACCGCAAACTGTGGTTTGAAGCACGTATCAAGAAAGCCAGCGTTGCTAACAATGGCGTTTCTTTCTTCGTTGGTCTTGCGTTTGACCACGGCAGCAGCGTGCCTCTTTCGGCAGCGGAAGCCTTGGTTGATAACACGGGTGCCCTTGGTGCGTTTTCGTACATTGGGTTCCATGTTGACGCAGCCGATGGCGATGCCCTTAACTTTGTTTACAAAGCAGAGGGTCAGTCACAGGTTGACCATATTGCTGGCGTTCAAGCGTTAGCAGCAGATACCTTTTACAAGGTAGGGTTCAAGTACGATCCTAAAGCCGATACGTCTAAGCGTATTTCGGTTTACGTGGATGGTACTGAGCAGACAACGTATGTCACTGGGACTAACATCGCAGCGGCTACGTTCCCTGACGCAGAGCCTTTGGGTCTGTGCCTTGCCACTAAGGTCGGAGCAGCAGCCGAAGTCAAAGTGACTATGGACTGGTGGAAAGTTGCTCAACTTTACCAAGAAGGTTAGTAACTAAGTGCGGTGCCGGGGGAAACCCCGGCCCGCCATTTTTTTAAGGAGAAATTATGGAAGTGCAGATGCGACAATTTGAACAGCTACAACAAATGCTACAAACTCCTAACGTACCCGTGGAGTTACTAAAGCACGTAGAGTACGGAAACAAATTAACAAAGTTTGTGACCGGCGGTGGGTACATGAATCACAAAAGCATGGCAGACCTTTGCTTAATGTGGAAGGTTGCTGGCAAAACCTCAGATACGGTTTCTTCTTTAATGGAGTACAATAACTACACTCCTAAAAAGGCAGAGCCAGTTGTGGAGCCGAAGAAGACTATAGCCCGCAAAAAGAAAATGGCATTAAATGGCTGAATCAAGTCTTTCGATTAAATACGCAGACCTTCAACGAGAAATCGGAATGGAGGTTGGTTACGACCGTGACCCAGATAACTGGACTACCCAACAAACCGCTGACGTAGACCACATTATCCGGCAAGCACTTCGGTCAGTGTACCGGCCCGCTCCTATCCCTGGAGCAAATCTTTCTCACGAATGGTCGTTCCTTAGACCTGTTACTACTATCACTACTACAGCCCTTTACACTACTGGGACTGTAACCGTGGCTTCTGGTGTGGTGACGCTAGCAACAGGCACATGGCCTTCGTACGTTTCTGAAGATGCAACGCAAGCAGAACTGGTGGTGGGTGGATCAACCTACCCCGTAGCAAGTTATCAGAGTTCTACCCAGATTACCTTGCTTGACACCTCAGTAACAGCAGCAGCAGGCTCTTCTTACACCCTCCGTAGAGTCTGGTATTTGCTCCCTGACGACTTCGCTGGAATCAATGGCCCGATTACCTATGATTCGGACTTCACGCGATACCAGGGCATAGAGGAACGCTCAGAGGCAGATATACGGGTAGCAAGACAGAATGACAATACAGCTAATAAACCTTTCTATTTTGCTATCGTTCCGAAGGCAGAAGTAGAGAGTACGGTAGAGGGTCAGAGGTGGAGGTTGACATTCCATCCTATCCCTGATGCTGCATACGTCCTTAGATACAGGTACAACCGATCCCCTGAGACAATCAATGACGCCAACCCTTATCCGTTAGGTGGAGAGGTTTTAGGGGAGGTAATCCTTTCAGCTTGTCTATGGGAAGCAAATAAACGTCTAGACGATGGTAACAAACCTACGTTAAAACAGGAGTTTGTAGAAAGATTGGTTGCAGCAGTCCACCACGATAGGCGACAATTTACCCCTGATTCATTGGGAGCCAACAGCGACCCGAATACCAATACGGACAACTACATGGTTGACCAAGGTACGGGTCGTCGAGATTTTTACTACGTCAAAGTAAACGGCGTAATACCAGGAAAGTAATATGGGAAACAATCATTACACATCAATCGCAGTGGATTTAGACTCCGTTCTTGCGGATACACCCGCAATAGCAGTTGGTCCGTTTGAGGCCGGAACAATTATTTGTCCA